GCAACGCTAACGTTGCTGGTTTGACTCTGAATACCACGCTGAACTTTGAACCTTGGTTCTCACCTGCTGGTTTTAACAGAGGAACACTCCTGAATGCAATCAAACTTGCATACTCCCCACTGAAGAATGATCGTGACCGCCTCTATGCATCCAGAATCAACCCTGTTGTTGCATTCCCTGGTCAAGGCATTGTTCTGTTTGGTGACAAGACTGCACTTTCATATCAGTCGGCATTCGACCGTATCAACGTTCGTCGCCTGTTCCTGGTAATGGAAGAGGCAATTGCTGATGCAGCAAAGTCACAACTCTTCGAACTGAATGACGAGTTCACTCGTTCCGCATTCAGAGGTTTGGTCGATCCATTCCTCAGAGGTGTTCAGGCAAGAAGAGGTATTGTTGACTTCCTCGTTGTTTGTGACGAGACCAACAACCCACCCGATGCTATTGACCGTGGCGAGTTCTTCGCGGAAATCTTCGTGAAGCCTACCCGCTCGATCAACTTCATCACCCTCACATTCACGGCTACTAGAACTGGTGCTTCATTCTCTGAAGTCGCTAGCTGATTCCAAACGCCCTTATAAACCAAACAGGAGTAATTAACAATGGCATCAAACAAAACTGGAACCAGCAGCAAGACTGGTTCAGTAAACAGAAGTTCAATTTTCAACTTTAGATCAGCAGTTGTTGATCTGGCAAGACCTAATCTGTTCCAAGTTGAAACCGTCTTCCCCCAGTTTGTATATTCTGGTGGTAGCGGCACAGGAACAGGTGGTGCTTCTTCAGCAGCATCTGCTGCAGCACAAGGTTCTGCTGGTGGTGGATCCGCAGCTGGTATGTCGCTTTCAACCTTCTTGGTGAAGGCGGCAAACCTGCCCGCATCAAACGTTGGTGTGGTTGAGGTTCCTTACAGAGGTAGAACTCTGAAGATCGCTGGTGATAGAACTTACGAACCCTGGACAGTTACCGTCATGAACGACGTTAACTTCGAGCTTCGTAAGATGTTCGAGCGTTGGTCACAAGAAATCCAAGCACTTGAAGTTAACATTCAAGGCGCTGGTGTTTCTAGAATCTCTGACTATCAAACAAGCGCAATTGTTCGCCAATATGATAGAGAAGGTGTTCAGACCAGAGCATATGAGTTCCAAGGTATCTGGCCTTCTGCAATTTCGGCAATCGATCTTGCATGGGATAGCAACGATACCGTTGAGGAGTATACGGTTGAATTCCAAGTTCAAACCTATAGCTACGTTGACGACTCTAATGCTGGTCACGGCGCTACTGGATCTGGTTCAATCACTCCATAATTTGTTATCGCCTAAATAGTTTTGATATACAGGCAAAGGTCGTTTTGAATGTCTAAACTATTTGGTTATTCTCTTGATAGAAAGAAGGGTTCGGTCAAAAAGACTGGCCCTTCTTTTGTGCGTAAAGAGAGCGACGATGCAGCTTCGCCTATTGCGGCGGGCGGATATTTTGGTCAATATGTTGACCTAGAAGGTGTCACTAAAGACGAACCTTCAATGATCATGAGATATCGTGATATGTCAATGCATCCAGAATGTGATGCGGCAGTTAGCGATATTGTAAATGAAGCTATTGCAGGAGAGTTAGACGATACTCCTGTGACAATTGAGTTAAGCAACTTAAAAGGTTCAGACACACTCAAAAGAGTTATTAGAGAAGAGTTTAATAACATCTTATCTCTTCTTGATTTTGATAGAAAAGCATACGATATTTTCCGTCGTTGGTATATTGACGGTCGTCTTTTCTATCATAAGATGATCAACCCTGAGAATCCTAAGGAAGGTATTACAGAACTCAGGTATATTGATCCTCGTAAAATTAAAAAAGTTATCGAATACGATAAACCAAAAGATAGATTTGCTGGAGATGATCCAACACAACTAACAACTACTGTTCCTAAATCCGTAGAGTATTTTCTGTATGCACAGAAAGGATTAAAGGGATACGAAAGTCAAGGTATCAGAATTGCACCAGACGCAATCTGCTATGTGCATTCTGGTATTCAGGATATGAATAAGAACACCGTTCTTTCACATCTCCACAAAGCAATCAAAGCAGTCAATCAACTCCGCATGATTGAGGATGCTCTGGTTATCTATCGTCTCTCCCGAGCACCAGAACGTAGAATTTTCTACATCGATGTTGGTAATCTTCCCAAGCAAAAAGCAGAGCAGTATCTGCGCGAGGTGATGTCTCGCTATAGAAACAAACTGGTCTATAACGCTGACACTGGAGAGATCCGCGACGATAAGAAATTCATGTCAATGCTGGAAGACTTCTGGCTTCCTAGACGTGAAGGTGGTCGCGGCACTGAGATTTCAACTTTGCCTGGTGGTCAGAACCTGGGTGAACTTGAAGATGTCAAGTATTTCCAGAAGAAACTGTATCGCGCACTGAATGTTCCCGAGTCACGTCTAGAATCTGATTCATCTTTCAATGTTGGTAGATCTGCTGAGATTACCCGCGATGAAGTTAAGTTCCAAAAGTTTATCACAAGACTCCGCAAAAAGTTTAGTGATCTTTTCTCAGATCTGCTGAAGACACAATTAGTTCTAAAAGGTGTCATCACTCTTGAAGAGTGGGATGAAATTAAAGAGCATATTCAATATGACTATGTTGCTGATAATTATTTCAGTGAACTGAAAGAAAAGGAAATCATGAACGAGAGAATGAATCTCGTTGGTGTTATGGATCCTTTTGTAGGTAAATACTTCTCAGTTGAATATATCCGCCGCCAGATTCTCAGGCAAACTGATTCTGAAATGAAGGAGATTGATGACAATATTTCTGCGGAAATGGAAGCAGGAATTATTCAAGATCCAATGGAATTAGCGCAGCAAGAGATGATGCAGGGTATGCCTGAAGAGGAAGAGGGCATTGATCCCAAAGATTACGAAAAAGGAAATATCTAAATAGTTATTATTGGAATTGCTTATCATGCCTACAGAATATGCATCTGACATTGTAAACGCAATCTTCGCAGGTAAAAAAGACCTCTCAACATATGTTGATGATGGTATGAAACAACTTGCGATGAACGCTATTGATGCGAAGAAAAAAGAAGTAGGAGCAAAGATGTTTGCTCCTGAACCAGAAGAATCTGAGGAGGAATCTCCTGAGACTCCTGCTGCAGAAACTGAAACCGAAACCGAAGAGGAACAAACCGATGAAACTGATCAGGGAGGAGATTGAAACCGCTAATGTTCTTATCACCGAAGGTAAGAACGGAAAGAAGAATCACTTTATTGAAGGTGTATTCCTGCAAGGTGCAATCAAAAACCGCAACGGTCGCATGTATCCCGTTGAAACTTTAGAACGTGAAGTTGCTAAATACAACGAGAATTACGTTGCCAAAGGTCGCGCTCTCGGTGAGTTAGGTCACCCCGATGGCCCTACCATTAATTTGGATCGTGTTTCTCACTTGATTACCGATCTGCATAGAGAAGGTAATAACTTCGTTGGCAAAGCAAGAATTCTTGATACTCCAATGGGTCAGATCGCTAAATCTCTTTTAGATGAAGGCGTAAAACTCGGTGTTTCCTCTAGAGGTCTTGGTTCTATCAAAGAAGAAAACGGATGTAAAGTTGTCATGGATGACTTTATGCTCGCAACTGCTGCTGATATTGTAGCAGATCCCTCTGCTCCCGATGCATTTGTCAATGGGATTATGGAAGGAAAGGAATGGGTCTGGAATAATGGTCTTCTTTCCGAACAGAAACTTGAGAATATCAAAAAACGTATTAACAATGCTGCGCGTCTTCAAATGGAAGAACGTAAGCTTGCCGCGTTTAATGACTTACTGCAAAGTTTCTAAGTTATAAATAACTATAGCAAATCACACACATTTCTATATCCGAGGAGACCAATGTCTAAAGAAATTGAAAATCTGGAAGAGAACCAAGTGACTGCTAACGCAAAAGCTGCTGATCCCCAGAAGAAACTGGAGAATGAAGGCAGTGGTCTTGCGGGTGTGCAGGATCTCGGTGGCCCTACACCAGAGAACAGCAAGCCAGATGACGAGAGCAACAAGTATAAGATCGTCGCTGGTGGTAACGCGGAACCCCCTAAGACAAAACCATCTGATGCATCTGCTTCACAAGGCGGATCTATCAAGAAGGAAGAGTCTGAGGAAGAAGGTGAAGTGATTGCTGAGCAAGAGGTTGAAACTCTTACTGTTGACCTGTCTGCAGATGTTGCTGCTCTGACCGAAGGTGAAGACCTGAGCGAAGAGTTCAAAGCAAAAGCAGCAACCATTTTTGAGGCAGCAGTAATTTCACGCCTCAATGAAGAGCTGGAGCGTATGCATGAAGATTATGCAAAAGTTCTGGAAGAAGAAATTGAGACCGTCAAGTCTGAGCTCGCTGAGCAAGTTGACGAGTATCTGTCGTATGCAGTTAGCAAGTGGGTCAAGGATAACGACCTGGCACTTGAGAGCGGCATCAAATCAGAGATGGCTGAGTCAGTAATGACAGGTCTCAAGCAAGTTTTCGTGGAGAACTACATTGATCTCCCCGAAGAAAAAGTTGATCTGGTTGCCGATATGGTTAACCAGCTCGATAGCATGGAAGCAAAACTCAACGAACAGATTGAAGAAAACGTTGAGATGTCTAAGCATCTCGGCGCATTTGTCAAGAATGGGATTGTGAGCGAAGTCTCCGAAGGTCTGTCTCTTTCCCAGAAAGAGAAAATGCAGTCTTTGGCAGACGCAGTTGAGTTCATTGATGAAGAATCTTTCCGCGAGAAAGTTCAAACGCTTCGTGAGTCATACTTCTCAACCAAGCCTGAGTCATCTGAGAAATCACTGACTGAGGATGTAGAGGTAGAGAACACACAGGTAAGCGACTCTATGTCTGCTTACGTTCAAGCACTTTCCCGCTGGGCAAAGTGATCTTGTTATAATTTAACCCACAAATCCACCATTAATTTTTAACGGAGAAAAAGCAAATGTTCAATTCCGAGCATCTGCAGGAAAAGTGGGCACCCATTCTTGAGCATCAGGGTATTGATAATATCTCTGATAACTACAGAAAGGCTGTCACTTCAATCCTGCTCGAAAACCAAGAGAAGTTCATCAAAGAAGAGCGTGGCTTCCTGAGCGAAGCTTCACCTACCATGTCTGCTGGCACTGGTGGTTTCTCTAACACTGGCGCAGGCGCTACTGCTACTGGCCCTGTTGCTGGTTTCGACCCCGTTCTGATCTCCCTGATCAGACGTTCCATGCCTAAGCTGATTGCTTATGATATTGCTGGTGTTCAGCCAATGACTGGCCCCACTGGTCTTATCTTCGCAATGCGTTCACGCTACGGCACCAACCGCACCGCTGGCACCGAAGCATTCTTCAACGAAGCAGATACCGAGTTCTCAGCAGAGAACGCAGCATCTGACCTGGGTCGCACCGCTCAGTCTGGTTCCAACCCTGGTCTGCTGAATGACAGTGGCACCTACACCGTTTCTGACGGTATGCCTACCGCTGAGTCGGAAGCACTGGGTGACGCTGCTGGTAACCAGTTCGCTGAGATGAACTTCTCCATCGAGAAGGTCACTGTTACTGCTAAGAGCCGTGCTCTGAAAGCAGAATACTCACTGGAACTGGCACAAGACCTCAAGGCAGTTCATGGTCTGGATGCTGAGAGCGAGCTGGCAAACATCCTCTCCACAGAGGTTCTTGCTGAGATCAACCGCGAAGTCGTTAGAACCGTCTATCGCATTGCTCGCCCTGGCGCTCAGAACAACACCGCAACTGCTGGCATCTTCGACCTCGACGTTGACTCCAATGGTCGCTGGTCTGTTGAGAAGTTCAAGGGTCTTCTGTTCCAGATCGAGCGTGACATGAACGCAATCGGTCATGAGACTCGTCGCGGGAAGGGCAACATCCTGATCTGCTCTGCTGACGTTGCTTCGGCACTGTCAATGGCAGGCGTTCTGGATTACGCTCCTGCTCTGGCTGGCAACAACGGTCTCACCCCCGATGACAACAGCAGCACTCTGGTCGGCACCCTGAACGGTCGCATCAAGGTCTATGTTGATCCTTATTCTGCAAACGTAAGTGATCGTCACTTCTACGTTGGTGGTTATAAGGGCAGCAGCGCATATGATGCAGGTCTGTTCTATTGCCCATACGTTCCTCTGCAGATGGTTCGTGCAGTTGGTCAGGATACATTCCAGCCCAAGATTGGCTTCAAGACCCGCTACGGCATGATCGCTAACCCATTCGCAGAAGGCACCGCTCAAGGTGAAGGTGCACTGACCGCAAATGCTAACCGCTACTATCGCCGTGTGCTGGTTGACAACCTCATGTGATCAATCACTCACAATAGTTTCCAGGGGGTGCCGAAAGGCACCCCTTTTTTTATAAGTATATGTAGACTAGACTTATCCTATGCCACGAAATAATATGTCAAAGGAAGAAGTTAAAATTAGAGTGATGAAGTTAAAGCACGCTCTGTATGACGGCACATACATGAATAAAAATGGTGAGTGGCATGATGGTGCACACACCATGCTAAATAAGATGTTAGACATACTCGATGAATATCGTCAATGAAAAGATACGTGACTCAGAGAGAACTCTCTATGAAAATGCGACAGATGGGCATTATCATTGGTCTAACCTTCTTAGGTAACCTCGCTGCAGTATATCTGCTAACCAGATAAATGTCTTGGAAAAATCAAATTGCAAATAGAAACTTCCTTTCTCCAATTGGATTTAGGATGTCACTGCCAAAGTATCCAAAGGTAACATACTTTTCGCAGTCTGCAAATATCCCTGCAATCAATTTAGATGTAGCAGAACAGTCTACACCATTTGGTCGCGGTATCGGTAGAGATGCATTCCTGCAGTATGAACCATTCACAATGTCATTCATTGTTGATGAAGACTTAGAAAACTATTTGCTAATCCACAACTGGATGCGCGGTCTTGGAACTCCAGAGAATAGAGGAGAGAGAACCGATCTTATCACTGCAATGAGAGATCCTGGTGACATACAAGGAGAGCAAGTTGCTGATGGTATTTTGTTTGTTTTGAACAGCAACCTTCGTGCAAACTTCCAAGTGCACTTCTATGACCTGTTCCCCATTGCGTTGAATAATATTCAATTTAATGCTACAGTTGATGGGTCGGAATATGCCCAAGCAGAAGTCACATTCAGATATACCTCATTTAGTATTGAAGACCTTCAGGGCAATAGAAAAAAGGATTTTGATTAATGAATCTTGAAAAAATTGAAGAGTTGTGGGAGAAAGATTCTAACATCGATGAGTTCAATCTCGATAACGAATCACTCAAAATTCCACAACTCCATCAACGATACATGGTGTTTTATAACCAGTTTTCGTTGATGCTATCTGATGCAGAGACAAAATTAAATAGACTCAGAAAACAAAAGTTTGAATTCTATAGCGGCAAGAAATCATACGATGGGGAGATGTTCGACCTCAAAGTATTAAAAGGAGATCTACATTTATACCTAGACTCCGATCCAGATATCGCTAAACAGATTCAAAAAATAGACTACCTCAAAACTTGTATAAATTACTTAGAGGGCATTCTTAAGCAAGTCAATAATAGAACCTATCACATTAAGAATGCTATTGAGGTAAAAAGGTTTGAGTTTGGTGCATGACTTTAATTAAGAAGAAGAATGAAGTTTATATCAAGGTAGATACAGAACCTCACATCCATAAGGAACTAGCAGATCATTTTTGTTTTGAAGTTCCTGGGGCAAAATTCATGCCTCAATACAAATCCCGTGT